GCAGACGCATACAAGACGGATAAGCTTAACTTTGTATGAAGGAAAATATATTATGGCAATAACTACATTTAGCGGCCCAGTCCGATCACTCGCCGGTTTTATTACAGGTACAGACGTTAATTCAACAGTTACAGCAGCAACATTAACAGTAACTTCAGATTCTAATGGTCAAACAATCAATTTATCACGCGCAGCTGGTATTACAGTAACACTTCCAGCAGCTACAGGTACAAAAGCTGTTTACACATTTATTGTTGCAACAGCAGTTACATCTAACAACAATGTTATTCAAGTTGCTAATGCAACAGACACTATGAACGGTTTAGCTTCAGTAGGTGGTACTACAGCTTCTGTATTTGGTACATTACCAGCTTCTGACACAATCACTATGAACGGTACAACAACAGGCGGTTTAGTCGGTTCTTATGTTCAAGTTACTGATATTGCATCAGGTGAATACTTAGTATCTGCAGCTTTAGTAGGTTCTGGTACTCCAGCTACACCATTCAGCGCAGCTGTAAGTTAATTAATCACTGGGGGCGCTTAGCCCCCTTACTAAATAAAGGAGATTAATTATGATGCAATATGATGTAAAACAAGCTCACATTGACCAAAGCGGATACTTAGTAAAATTTGCAACACGTGTTAAGGGTGTTTCATATGTAGGTACAGCTACGGCTGGATTTGTAGTTTTATTTGATACATTAACAACGCCAGTTTCAGCTAGTGTCACTTATGGTCGTTCAGGCAATACAGTCACTGTTACAAAAACAGCTCATGGATTAAATACAGGAGACGTTATTGGCATTCATTTTGAATCAGGCACAGGTGGTGCAGCTACAGACGGTAATTACACAATTACTAGAACAGGCGCTGATACTTTTACTTTAACTGATATCAATACTGGAACAATTACAGCTACTCCAGCAGCAGTGTATTCTACAAAATGGTTATTAACTTATAATGTTTCTGCAGGCGATACATATAATAATGCTCCTATTATTCCAGGCGAAGGCGTCCGTGTAGATCAAGGTATTTATGCTTATATGAGTAATGTAGAAGCTACTCAAATATATTATGGCTAAGAAGACCCCATCATTAGCAGTTGGACGTGGTGAGAAACTTCCTGTATCTAAAGGTGCAGGTCTTACTGCAAAGGGAAGAGCAAAGTATAACGCAGCTACTGGGTCAAACTTAAAAGCTCCTCAACCACAAGGTGGACCTCGTAAGAAGTCGTTTTGTGCTAGGATGTCTGGCATGCCTGGTCCTATGAAAGATGAAAAAGGTAGACCTACTCGTAAGGCTGCTTCTTTAAAAAGGTGGAATTGCAAATGAGTGCAGAACGCGAAGTTATAGAACACGGTGTAGAAATTAAACATATTCAATCAGACGTGGATAGTATTATGGAAGACATGGAACAATTAAAAAAACGTCTTGATGGTATTGAAAAAACACTAGAAGAAATTAAAGGCGGATGGAAAGTATTCATTGCTATCGCTACTATTTTTTCAGGCGTCGTAAGCTGGATGGTAACTCACTGGCTAGGAAAATAGTATGAAGGCGTTTATAGACAGAGTATTTAAATCAAAGCAACAAAAGCAAAAGGAATTATTAGATGAAATCGCTCATACAGAAGTTAAAGACCAAGCTACAGAAGCTATTGTCGAGGATATCATTAAAGAAGTAAAAAAAGAAGAAGTAGTTAAGCCTAAAAAACCTAATCACTTCCCAGATTGTAATTGTTTTAAATGTTTAAGATGGAAACAACATGCCTAGTAAATCTAAAGCACAACATCATTTAATGGCAGCTGTAGCTAACAACCCAGCCTTCGCTAAGAAAGTTGGTATTAAAAAATTAGTAGGAGAAGAGTTTATGAAAGCAGATAAAACTAAGAAGTTCGGATCAGGTGGAGCACTTAAAGAAGTAGATTCAAGCGACAATCCTGGATTATCAAAATTACCAACGGAGGTTAGAAATAAAATGGGCTACATGAAAAAAGGTGGTATGGCTAAAAAAATGGCTAAAGGCGGATGTGCAACAAAATCAGATGCAAAGATGATTGCAAAAAAAGAAGTTAAAGGGCATGAATCATCAATGCATAAAATGAAAAAAGGTGGCATCGTAGAAAAAGGTACAGGCGAAAAATATAAGTCTAAAGCTGCTATGATGAAACATGAAAAGAAAGAAACTAAAGCCGAAGAAATGAAAGAACACAAAATGAAAAAAGGTGGTATGGCTAAAAAAATGGCTAAAGGCGGTTGTGCAAGACAAAAGGAAGGATGATTTAATCATGGGATTATTTAGCAAAAAGACAGCAACCGCAACAGCATCACCAGACGGAAGTGTCCCCGCAGAAGGAAAAGGTTTTTTTGGTTCAGTAATGAGAGATGCAATTGGGCAAATAAAAGCTCAAGGCGGATTTGATTCTGGATTGGGCGGCGCGCCTAAAACTAATGTCAATGTTAATTTAGTTGATGATAAGTTTGAAAAAGGATTTAAAAAAGGTGGCAAAGTAAAAGCATCTTCAGCTTCTAAACGTGCTGATGGCTGTGCAATGCGTGGTAAAACTAAAGGAAGGATTTGCTAATTATGGCTATAATGGAAAAAATTAAAAAGTTTGTTAAGGATGTTACTCCTCCATCAAAAGAACAAAAAGCTAAAATTGAAGAAAAGCAAATGAAAATGGAAGAAATGAAAGATCCAGAAGCGTATCGTAAAAATAAAGCTATGTATGATGTAAGTACAGAAGTTAAGAAGTTTGATGAGAACTACAAAAAAGGTGGCAAAATTACAGCGGCTAACTACGACAAAGAATACTAAAGAAAACTAAGATTCCTAGTGCTACTGAGAATACAATGCCTAAAGGCAAAGTTAAAGCACGTCGTGATAATACAGACTTCACTCAGTTTAAAAAAGGTGGACCGGTAGGACTTTATGCAAACATAAATGCCAGAAAGAAAAAAGGTGTTTCACGCAGTAAATCAAAGTCTACAATAACACCAGAAGCGTACGCTAATATGAAAGCAGGATTTCCTAAAGGGAAAAAATAATGGTAGATAGAACCACAGGACAAACGAGTTTTAATTTAGATTTAAATAATCTTGTTGAAGATGCGTTTGAACGTTGCGGCCAAGAGTTACGTACTGGGTATGACTTAAGAACTGCACGTCGTTCTTTAAACTTGATGACAATCGAGTGGGCTAACCGCGGTATTAACTTGTGGACTGTAGAACCTGGTCAAATTAATTTAGAGCAAGGTCGTATTATGTATCCGTTGCCAGTAGATACGATTGATTTGTTAGACATGGTAACACGCACGGGCACAGGATCAAACCAGCAAGATATTAATATTAATCGTATCAGCGAGTCAACCTATATTACAATCCCCAACAAGAATGCAACAGGTCGTCCTATCCAAGTTTGGATTAATAGACAAAGTGGTCAAGAAAACCCTACTACATTACTTACAGCTGAAGCACTAGATGCGACAGAAACAACAATTACTTTAACATCAACTGTAGGCTTAGCACAATTTGGTTTTATCAAAGTAGATAACGAGACTATCCAATATGGTGGTATTAGTGGAAATGATTTAACTGGGTGTATACGCGGTGTAAACAATACTACAGCTGCAACTCACGTAACAGCATCAAAAGTCTATGTGCAAAATCTTCCAACAGTCAATGTATGGCCAGCACCAGATCAAAGTTCATTCTATCAATTTGTATATTACAGATTAAGACGTATACAAGATGCAGGTAATGGTGTTACCGTAGAAGATATTCCGTTTAGATTTATTCCTTGCATGGTTGCAGGGTTAGCTGCGTATTTAAGTATGAAATTACCTAATGTTATGCCTGATAGAATCGCCATGTTAAGAGCAGATTACGAAGCAGCGTTTCAACTAGCAGCAGATGAGGATAGAGAAAAAGCAAGTGTTAGGTTTGTACCTAGAGATATGAGTTACATAAGGTAGACGATGCCATATAAAGACCCAGTTAAAAGAGCTGAATATAATAAGGCATATAGAGAAAAGAATAAAGCCACAGCATATCAAAGAGTAAAAGAATGGCGAGCTGCTAATCCTGAAAAATGGAAAGAACAAAATAGAAGATATTCTAAAAAACACCAAGACATAATAACAGCCAAATCTTTGCGATGGAAAAAAGCTAATCCGGAGCGAGCGGCTGAATTATCTAGAAAATCTAGATTAAAACATAAAGCAAGAGTACAAGCTAATAAGGCTAAATATAGAGCTTCAAAAAAAAATAAAACGCCTATATGGGTTAATAAAGATCATTTATGGCTAATTAAAGAAGCATATGAATTAGCTGTAATGAGGACTAAATTATTTGGATTTTCTTGGCATGTAGATCATGAGGCGCCTTTAAATGGTAAAACAGTTTCAGGACTACATGTAATTGAAAACATACAAGTAATACCTGGTGTAGAGAACTTATTAAAGAATAATAAATTTGAGATAGACGATGCCATCGAAATACGCTAGCGCCAAGAATTCCATATCTCAGTGTGATCGATGTGGGTTTAGATACAAGTTAACACAACTTAAAAGATTGGTTATTAAGACCAAAAATGTTAATATACTGGTATGCCCAGAGTGTTGGGAACCGGATCAACCACAATTATTGCTAGGCATGACGCCAGTAAATGATCCGCAAGCAGTGCAAAATCCAAGACCCGACAGTCCTAGTTATTATCAGGCAGGTTTAAATGGATTGCAAACAGTAGAAGTGACAGGACCATTACAAACTGAAACAGGCGTACCTACACTAGGTAGTAGAATTATACAATGGGGTTGGAACCCTGTAGGTGGGTCAAGACTAAACGATGCTGGATTAACGCCAAATGATCTAGTAGGTATAGGTAATGTAGGCACAGTAACAGTAACAACAACATAAGGAGAAGTAACATGGCATATAAATCAGGAGCTGATGGTATTACTAAACAAGGTAAAACTAAAGGTAAAAATTTAGGCAATGACGGCGCTAAAGTAGGTATTGAAAAGGGTCCTAAACATGCAGGTTCTAAAGGTGGTAAAAAGAACATTGACATGAAAACTATGGGTCGCGGTATGGCTAAAGTTGCAGCACAGAAAAAAGGATAATTATCATGGCAGAATATAAACAACCAATCATTGTACCTAATGCAGATATTAGTTTTAGCCAAGACCCTAACAAGTTAAAAGCTCAAGACTTAAATCAAGGTACAGCTAGACAACGTGTAAGCGCAGGTGACCCAGGTTCTAATGCAATGAATAGACATGGTGAAACACAAATTCGTGGTTGCGGTGCAGCAACTAAGGGTACTAAAGCTAGAGGCCCAATGGCGTAATAAATGAATTACAGTCAGCTCGTAGCACAGATACAGGATTACACAGAAAATCAGTTTACGACTACCGTAATAAATACGTTTATTACTCAAGCTGAACAGAGGATCTATAATACAGTCCAATTACCAGCGTTACGTAAAAACGTAACAGGTACGACTACGTCTGGAAATAAGTATTTAGCTATACCTACGGGTTGGTTATCTACATTTAGCTTAGCTGTAATTAATGCCAATAATGAATACTTGTATCTTTTAAATAAGGACGTGAACTTTATTAGACAATCATTTCCTGATACAGATTCAGATTTTTATGGTGTGCCTGAGTATTACGCAGTGTTTGATCAAAACACATTTATTATGGGACCTACACCAGATGCGTCGTATTCAATGGAACTACATTATTTCTATTACCCTGAATCAATTACAACTGTGGCAGGGGGTACAACTTGGTTAGGTGATAACTTTAGTTCAGTTCTTTTATATGGTTCTTTACTAGAAGCTTACACTTATATGAAGGGTGAAAAAGACGTTCTTGATAATTATAGAGCTAGATATGATGAAGCAATGCTTCTATTAAAACAACTTGCAGATGGCAAAGATAGACAAGATGCATATAGATCAGGTCAAGTAAGGTATCCAGTTCAATGATTTTAGGACAAGCACAGACCACGACGTTTAAACTAAATCTATTAAAAGGTTTAGAGAATTTTTTTACAGGTTCACCTTATACATATAAAATTGCTTTGTATGATGCAACGGCTACTATTAATAGCGAAACAACGGCATATACAACAACTAACGAAATTACAGGTACTGGCTACGTAGCAGGGGGTAAAGTTTTAACTCCTACAATTGGTAGTGATACTAGTAATAACACGGCTTATGTAACATTTGCCAATGTAACTTGGAGCCCTGCAAATTTTGCTGCAGCAGGCGCCTTGATATATAATAGCACTACAAACGCATCAGTCGCAGTATTAAGCTTTGGTGGGGTAAAAACAGCCACTACAACATTTACAATAGAATTTCCAGCAGCTACCTCAACCACTGCTGTATTACGAATTAATTAAGGAGTCAATTATGAATCAAAATGAAAAAGGTGGATTTGGAGATAATGCTACCATCACGCTAAATGCTGGTGCGGTTGCCAATGAAACAGTAGGTATTGAAGGTTTTTATGAAGTAAAATGCCATGATAAAGACGGCAATTTAAAATGGGAAGAATCATTTCCTAATCTAGTAAACGCTGTTGGCAAAGAACTCATGTTAGATACTTTATTAAAAGGCACTAGCTATACTGTAGTAGGTCCCTTCTTAGGTCTTATTTCAGGTGCTTCACCTACATTTGGTACTGGATCAGACACACAAACGTCACATGCTGGTTGGACAGAGTTTATTAACTACACAGTAGGTGGATCAGCAGTTCGTGGTACAGCAGTGTTTGCATCAGCAACATCAACTGGATCAACACCATCAAACGTAACAACTTCAGCAGCTGCTGCTATTACGTACACTATTACAGGTGCAGGCGGTACAGTAGGTGGTTGTTTCCTAGTGACAGGTACAGGCGCTTCAAGCGCACAATCTAATACTGGTGGCGTGTTATATTCAGCAGGTGCATTTACAACAGCTAAGATTACTACAGCTGGCGATACAGTAGCGGTTACATACTCAACAACTGCAACAAGCTAAGGAGCTTAAATGGCTCTAGTAGTCAAAGATCGGGTCCAGGAAACCTCCACGACTAGTGGTACAGGTACACTTACGCTTGCAGGCGCGGTGCCTGGGTTTCAAACCTTTTCATCATCGATAGGTAACGGCAATACTACTTTCTATACTATCTACGACAACGTAGCTCAAGCGTGGGAAGTAGGTATTGGTACTGTAGGTGCGGGCACTTTATCTCGTGATACAGTATTATCTAATTCATCTGGTGGCACATCTCCTCTTACACTAGCTGGTAACTCATCGTCTGTATTTTGTACATACCCAGCAGAAAAATCAGTTAATCTAAATGCATCAGGTAACGTATCTCCACTAGGTACAATTTCATCTGGTACATGGCAAGGTTCAACTGTAGCTGTAGCTTATGGTGGTACAGGCGTTACCGCTTCTTCTGGTGCTAACTCTGTAGTTTTAAGAGACGCTAATCAGAATATAAACGTTAATAGAGTTAATCAATCTAACACAAATACCACAGCAGCTGGCGGCACTACTGCATTAACAGTAGCATCAAGTTACATACATTCTCTTGTAGGCACTGGCGGACAAACATATACATTACCTGATGCAACTACCTTGACCACAGGGGTAGCGTTCATATTTAATAACCTTGCTACAGGCACTTTAACAATTCAAGATTATGCTACTGCCACGATTGGAACAATTGCCTCTGGTGGAGCGGGCGCTGTATTTCTAACGAATAATGCAACTGTTGGTGGTACATGGGATTTACACGCTTACCTTCCTGAAGGGGTGACCTTTGGCACCAATTCGTTTAATCTCGGATCTGCAGTTATTACAGGCGGTACATGGAACGGTGGCACAATCGGTACTGCATATGGAGGTACAGGGTTAACTTCTTTCTCTGCAGCTAACTACGCATTATATTCAACATCAAGTTCAGCTTTAGTTGCGGGTACATTACCTGTTGCAGCTGGCGGTACAAACGTTACTTCATTTACAGCTAATGGTATTGTTTATGGTAATGGTACATCTGCATTAGGTGTGACAGCGGCAGGTACTACAGGACAAGTATTGGTAGGTAACACAGGATCAGCTCCAACATGGGGTTCTTTATCAGGCTCAGCAGTTACAACATTCCAAACGTCATTAAACGGATTAACACCAAGTACAGCTACATCAGGTGCTGTTACATTAGCAGGCACATTAGGTGCTACATCAGGTGGTACAGGATTAACTTCTTATACGACTGGCGATATTATTTATGCCTCAGCTACAAACACATTAGCTAAATTACCAGCAGGTACAAACGGACAAATACTTAGTTTAGCTTCAGGTATTCCTTCATGGATTAATAGTACTTCATCTGGTGTTTCATTTACCGTTACAGATTTTACAGCGACAGCAAGCCAAACAACATTTACTGTGACCTACACTGTAGGCTTAGTAGAAGTTTATAGAAACGGTGTTAAATTGGCGATTGCTGATTACACAGCATCAAATGGCACTACTATAGTTTTAGCTACAGGTGCTAACGCAGGTGACTTAATTGAAGTCGTAGCATTTGGCGCAGTGAATACCGCAGCCGTAATTACAGCAGAAGACTTTAGTGGTACAGGATCTCAAGTAGCATACACCATGTCTGTAACCCCTGCTAACTCAGAATCAGTCATTATAGCT